CGACTCTTACATTGTTCATGCAGTACAACGACTTCATCAGTCAGAACATAGATGTCGTCTACCGCTTACCCGGCAACCCCTCAGATACGACCTTCAAATGCGTCATCGAGGGATTACAGATCAACTCGGATCCCGAGAAGACCGAGTATGTGTTCTACCTCACCCCAGCCGATCTCTATCGTTCATTCATCCTTGACGATCCGATCTTCGGTACTCTTGACAACAACAGACTCAGCTACGGCCTAGCAGGGTTCTAAGGAGACAACATGGCTATCCCTATCCTCCCAACATTCTCCGCCGGCGAGATCCTGACTTCGAGTGTGATGAACGATGTCTCAACACTTGGCAATTATCAAGGACTCTTTCACATCAAGACTCAGACGATTGGTACGGCTGTGTCTAGCGTGACCGTGACTGGTGCGTTCTCGTCAGACTTTGACAACTACAAAATCATTGTCGGTGGCGGAACCGCTACCACGGCTAGCTCAATCGGTTTCAGACTTGGAGCATCTACAACTGAATATTATGCTGGACTAATTTTTATTCCATATGCAGGAGGCCTGACTTCTGCAACTGTGTCCAATGGTGCAACTTACACCTACGCCGGTGCAGCTGAAACTCTTGGACTCCAAGTCAACCTCGAAGTCATGAATCCTTTTATTGCCAAAACGACAACTATCACTGGTGCTTACGCTGGGAACAGAACAGGCTCAGTTGGTGGGAATGTCAACGGTTTCCACAACTCAGCGGTCTCGTACTCAGCATTTACTCTTTTGGCTGGAGCTGGAACATTTACAGGCGGAACGATTCGCGTTTACGGATACAGGAACTCACTATGACACCCGAAGAATACATGGCTCTCTACCCACAAGAATCCGTCTACATTCAAGTAGACGACACCGAACGGCTCATGACCGACGAAGAATACGAAGCATGGGTAGAGCAAGGTGTTTACAACAGCAACCATCCTCTGCCATGAAAACTCTCGCCGTGATCGCAGCTCTTGCAGTCGTCCTCATGTTCGTCGTCACAGGCTGCAATGACCGCACTCGAGACAACTGCAAACAACAACCCACAGCGACAAGGTGCAACCCGTGAAGAAATACACCAACTCAGAGATCAAGGCCAGACTCATCCTCATCGTCGGCATCACACTCTCGGCGACCTTCGTCATCTCCACTGCGTCACTGCTCTACGGCCTGCTCTTCGTCATCCAGCCTCTTGAAGTATCACCAAACGATGAGAGTGCATGGTCGCTCCTATCCCCGATGATGCTCTTCCTCACCGGAGCACTATCAGGAATCCTCGCCAGCAACGGCCTCAAAGACAAAGGGGACAAAGATGACATCTAGACCGTACACAGGGAACAAAGACGGAAACCATCCCACACCACGCGCCGGCACAAAGCGATTCGTAGAGTTCTGTGAGTATCTCTTCGGTGTCAAGAACATCGGCATCTATGCGAACCGTCCGATGCGCTCAGGCTCATCGCTGTCCGTTCATGCGACATGGCGCGCTACAGATCTCAAAGGGACGAAGCCTCAACGGAAGGCCCTCGTGGAATTTCTCTTTGAACATCGGGACGACCTCAACATTGAAGAGATCCATGCCTACGATGGCGCTGGATGCCCTTTGACAGGTCTGACAAAGTGGGGAGCAGGCTACCGCTGCGATCGTGACGCTTGGAAGGCTTGGACTGCCACACGCAACGGAGGCACACCCGGAGCTGACTGGACTCATGTGGAGATCTCGCCATTGATGGCAGATAATCCGAAACTGGTAGAGGAAGCGTTCGCTCGAATCTTCGCCGAATGACTTGACATCGCGTCGCTCATTCGGTCAACTGATTGAGCCAAGAGAGCACAGCAACAGCTGAGCCCCGACACTGGAGGCACATAATGCACCCGTTCAAGTTCCTCGCCCTTGTGGCGTTCGCGTATTTCAGTCTGGTCGTGGTCTTCGGATCATCGTCAGACTCACCGCCAGAGACCACGATCAAAGTCCCTCAGACTGTCCAGATCGTCCCTCTGACCGATGAGCAGATCGCAGACCAAGAAGCCCTCATCGCTCAGATGATCGCAGAAGAGAACGCGACTATCTACGATGAGCCCGTAGAGACCTCTACAACGCTCCCACAGCTCGCCCAAATAGATCCCGACACCAAGTGTCAGGAATGGCTACCGCTCGCCGTAGAGATGGGCTGGCCCAACAGGACAGAAGTGCTGCAGACCCTCGGTCGCGTCATGTGGAAGGAATCGCGCTGTCAGTCAATCTCAGCCAATTCAGAAGTCTTCAATGGATCAGATCACGGACTCACGCAGATCAACCAGATCCACGAGGAATGGCTCTCGGAGATGGGCTGGACGCTTGAAGACATGGCAATCCCATCGTCAAACCTGCGCTTCGCCTTTTTACTGTGGAACAGTCGAGAGGAAGCTGGGAAGTGTGGATGGCAACCTTGGAGCATTTCATGCTGAATAGTCTGAGCTGGCAAGAAGAAGCAGCTTGTCGTGATCTGCCCGTTGACTGGTTCTTCCCCGAGGTTGGTGCTGAAGCATGGCAACACCTTCGGAGAGCTGTCGCAGTTTGTGAGTCTTGTCCAGTAATTACGGACTGTCTCAAGTATGCGCTCTCATTTGAGTACCGCGCCCTTCCGGGCATCTGGGGAGGCACATCGGAGAATCAGCGACGAGGGATGCTCCACTCTGACACACCCATCAGGTAGGGTCGGATTATCCCACTAGGAAGGATTATCCAATGAACGACCCCGACGGCATGGTTCAGACGATTAGAGAGCAGGAGAAGCACATCGCCGACCTTGAGCTCCGTCTGAAGATTAGAGACACACGCATCCGCTTTTGGGAGACGATGAGTATGGATCTTTACGATCATCTCATTGACTTCTACGCTCCGAGCACTGATCCCGATCACGGCCCACATACAAGCCTCACCGCTGTTATTGAGAAGTACGAGGAGGCTCAACGCTATGGATCTGAGTAATTATGTTGATGTCCCGACACGCTTTGCAGCTCTTCTAGAGAAGTGGCCTGAGCTGCGCATCAAGGAGCATCGCCCAGAGATCGTGACGATCGGCGACAAGACCTTTATCAGTGTCACGATGCAAGCATGGCGTACACCTGACGATCCGCTCCCATGTCAAGCGACCTGCTTTGAGCCCTATCCCGGCAAGACCTCCTTCACTCGAGACAGCGAGCAGATGAACGCGTCTACCTCATGTCTCGGACGCTTGGCTGGGCTCATGATGTCATTCCCGAAGATGGCCTCACTGGAGGAAGTGATCAACCGACAAAAGGATGAGCAGACTGCGAAGCCTGTGAAGCCTTGGGAAGCATCTGAAGGACAGCGACGACTACTTCGCGCTCTCGGTTATGCCGGCGAGGTTCCGTCTGGTCGTCTCGCGTTTGAGTCGCTGGTCGCCGATCTGAAGTCTAAGAAGATGACCGAGGGAGAAGCGTTCTGATGATTCGAGTGCAAGTCACTGATCGTCTGATCGCTGAGGCTCGGGATCTTGTGGACGACTCCCATCAGACCTTAAAGGACGTAGGACGGTACACAGAGGAGAATCTGCTAATCGGTGCGCTTGGTGAGATCGCCGTGATTGACTACTGCTGGAACAACGATCTCCTCATCTTCAAGAATGAGGGACGATCATCAGATCTCAAGCTGTACTCAGGGCAGACAGTCGAAGTCAAAACTCAGAAGGTCACGAGTGCTCCAGAGCTGCACTATCGCGTCAGTGTGGAATCGCGCACCGAAAACACTGAGAGATCAGACTTCTACTTCTTCACCCATCTGCAATATGTCGCCGGCTCACCTGAGGCTGTCTATCTTGTCGGTGGATGCTCATGGGACAAGTTTTGGAGGCTCTCTCAGAAGCATCTACAAGGCTCGCCAATGATGCGACATTATGCGGACGGCAATGAAGTCGCGAACGGACGATATTTCCCGTTAGACACGAACCTGCTGCCGATCTCACAGCTCGCGCCACCAAGCGCAACCCTCAAACATTTCAAGTCCCTACAAACGAAAGAAGAAGCCCAATGAACCCCGACAATGTATTCACAGACTGGATGCAACCCATCCGACCCTTAAGAGTCCTGTTCCAATCAGGGGACTCGGATAATCCGAATCGGCACTACATCCACATCTTTGCTCTTCGCACTGGAGGCCTTGAGTGCGAGTATCTGAGCATTGACGGGATCTTCATTCAGGCGCGCTCTAGGAGTGTCATGTTTGCCGAGACTCTGATTGACGGTAACTGGTTGAGGCTCGGAGCATGATTCAGTATCAAGTGATCTGTATGCATCGAGTCGGCAACCCTCGCAAACTGACCGAGAGCCAAGCTTCAGAGCTGCACACCAACC